ATAGAAATCAACAAAGCAGAAGCGAAAGGTAATTGGTTCCAATCATCGTGGAGACCTCTTGTTGGTTGGATAGCAGCAATATCTTTGGGAGTAAATTATTTAATATCTCCTATATGTGCTGGATTTGGAATTACTATTCCACAAGCTGATATGTCAGTTATGATGCCTTTATTGTTAGGTATGCTCGGTCTTGGCGGCCTTAGATCATTTGAAAAATTTAAAAAAGTAGACACAAAAGTATTAAAAAAATAAATGTACGATATTGATACTATTCAAGTTCTACGAGCAAAAATACGTGATAATCTAGAAAAATACAAAGAAGATGTCATCTATGGTGTAGACACAATGGAAAACTTGCAATATGCTAGAGGTAGGATCAACGCATTAGAAACGTTGCTTCAGGATTTAAATGACCTGCAAAAGAAAGAAGAAAACTTATGACTACGATTAACTTGAAAAGACGAGCCGAAGTTAAGATACCAAAAACACCACAAGAAACAGAAGAATATTTAGATACGATACCAGATCCAGTAGGATATAGACTACTTGTTAGACCTTGGACTGGTAAAGCTAAAACTGATGGTGGTATTATACTTACAGATAAAACTCAAGAAACCAGAGAGATTACTACAGTCGTGGGACTTGTGGTTAAAATGGGAGAACTTTGTTACAAAGATAAAACTAAGTTTCCTGAAGGACCTTGGTGTAAGGAGGGACAGTTTGTAATTTATGGAAGATATGCTGGTGCAAGATTTAAAACTAATTATGGAGAGCACCGTATTTTAAACGATGACGAAATCATTGGAACTATTAAGAAACCCGAGGACATACTCGCACTATTTTAGGAGGTAATATGGCAGAACAAGTAGAACTTGATATAGACGATGCACAAGAAAAAACAGTAGAGGTAAATGAAAAACCAAAAGTTGCTACAGAGGATACACCCACTGTTGATTTAGGTTATACAGATCATGATACAGGAACAGCTAAAGTAAAAGTAGAAGAAGAACCTAAAGATGATTTAACTGAAATATCAGGAAATGTACAAAAACGTATAGATAAATTAACAAGAAACTGGAGAGAATCTCAAAGAAGAGAGCAAGCTGCATTAGATTATGCAAAAGGTTTACAGCAAAAATACTCAGATATAGAAAAAAATTATTCAGCTGTAGATGAAAATTATGTAAAAGAATATGATGCAAGAGTCGATGCAGAAAGAGAGCAGGTTAAAAAAAGTTTACAAGAAGCAATAGAAGCACAAGACTCTAAAAAAATTATGGAAGCTAATGATCAGCTCACAAAACTTGCAGTTGAAAAAGAAAAAGCTAGAATAAAGCTACAGCAAAAAGAAACACAAAAAGAAGAACAAAAGAAACAACCTACACAAGAGCAAATACAACAACCAGCACAACCAAGTCCAAGAGCTCAAGAATGGGCAGGTGATAATGAATGGTTTGGTAAAGATAAAGCTATGACTAATGCTGCTTTTGGAATTCATGAAGATTTAATCCAAAAGGGGTTTGACGCAGAAAGCGAAGAGTATTATGCTGAAGTAGATAAACAAATGAGGGGATATTTCCCAAATAAGTTTGTTGATGAGACAAAACCCGTTCAAACTGTTGCCTCAGCGGGCCGTAAACAGCAAGGACGTAAAACTGTGAGACTCACTCGATCACAGGTTGCAATAGCACAGAAACTAGGAGTGCCATTAGAAGAATACGCTAAATACGTGAAAGGATAAATATGACTGAAAAATTAGATAGAACTTCACGCAGTTCAAGGGAGCAAGTAGAAACACGTAATAAACCTTGGACTCCTCCATCAAGTCTGGATGCACCCCCTGCACCAAAAGGGTTCAAGCATCGTTGGATAAGAACAGAAAGCATTGGTTTTATGGATACAGGTAATGTATCTAAAAAATTAAGAGAAGGTTGGGAATTTGTACGAGCAGAAGAAGTCAAAAACCAACTTGGCGATCACGATTATCCAGTTGTGCAACAAGGACAATATCAGGGGTTGATCGGGGTTGGTGGCCTTGTGTTGGCAAGGATACCTGAAGAAATAGTCGAGCAACGCAAAAAATATTTTCAAAACATTACTGCCGATCAAGTAAAGTCCGTTGATAACGATATTCTAAGGGAACAACGACCTGAGATGCCTGTCAATATTGACAGACAATCTCGTGTAAGTTTTGGTGGCTCTCGAAAGAAATGAGAGTCTTTGTTAATTATTTTATAAGGAAATAAAATATGGCTAATGTAAATGTAGCTTTTGGTTTGAGACCTTTATCAAAATTAGGTGCAAACTATAATAGTACAGGTACTACTGAATACAGAATAGCCTCTGATAACTCCAATAGAATTTACCAAGGGTCGCCTGTTATTCCATTAGCTGCAGGGGTCATCGATATAGTCGGTGCTGCTGCTGGGGGAAGTGTGGCATATTTGGGAGTTTTCTATGGGTGTGAG